CGTTCACCCTGCCGATCAAAGCGGCCATCACCAGCCTGCCAGGTTCTGCCGGGGTGAACATCGAGCCACAGCGCGTCGGCATGGTGCTGCCGCTGACTCAACGTCTGTTCATCCGTGACCTGATCGCAGCCGGTACCACCGATTCGAACGCTATCGAGTTCGTTCGCGAAAGCGGTTTCACCAACAACGCGAACGTGGTTTCGGAAAACCCGGCGAACCCGAAACCTGAGTCGGATATCACCTTTGAACTCGACTCGGTACCCGTGGCAACCATCGCCCACTGGGTGCGTGCTTCGCGCCAGGTGCTGGCCGACGTTCCGATGCTGCGCAGCTACATCGACGGTCGCCTGCGCTACGGCCTGAAACTCAAGGAAGAATTGCAGTTCCTGAAGGGTTCGGGCATCGGCCTGAACATCAACGGCATCGAGAACCAGGCCGTGGTGTATGCCAACCCTGGCGTAAGCGTTCAGGGTGAAACCGCGCTGGATCGCCTGCGCATTGCGATGCTGCAAGTGACCCTGGCCGAACTGGACCCCGATGGCATCGTGCTGTCGCCTATCGACTGGACCAGCATCGAATTGCTCAAGGACGGCGAACTGCGTTACCTGTTCACCCAGCCGCAAGGCGTTGCCACCCCCACCCTGTGGGGCAAGCCAGTGGTACCGACCCAAGCGCAGGATGCCGGCGATTTCCTGGTGGGTGCATTCCAGCAGGGCGCGCAGATTTGGGACCGCGAACAGATCAACGTCACCGTTTCGACGGAAGACCGCGATAATTTCGTGAAAAACATGGTCACCATCCTGTGCGAGGAACGCACCGGCCTGACCGTCTTCCGCCCCGAGGCGTTCGTGAAGGGTGAACTGCCGGTCATCAGCTGATCGGCAATGCGAAAGCCCCGTGCGGTTTGCGGGGCTTTTTAATGTGCAGCATCTGGAGAATAAATTATGCCTACTCGCTTAGCGCTCCGTGGTTTCATCCATGGCGGCACCCGCTACAAGCGCAATGATCCTGTCACCGCCGACGCGCAGACCATCGAGAAAATGGCCGCTACCGGCCTGGTCGGCAAGATCGAGGTGGACGGTGGCGCGGGAAACGAACCGCCGGCACCGGTCAAGGCTACGCCACCGGCACCCCCACAGGCCCCGGCGAAGCCCGCCAAGCAGCCCAAGGGTGGCAAGAAGTCTTCTGCATCGCCAGCGGCCCAAGCCTCGACCCCGCCGACGTTGCCGCCGTTGCAGCCTGGCGTGCCGCCGCCCCTGCCCGACGCAAAGTCGTCGTCGTAAACACATCGTTCAGGCTGGCACCTTGGGCAGACGCCCTGTACGCAATGGACACCCCGTGGTGGGAGCAGTACCACGGGGAGGTCACACGGTCAGGCTTCAAGGGCCTGCGTGTGCGTGGCTGTGGATCGGCTGAAAGCAAGCTTGCCAGGCGTGCGAATTTCGGCAGCGGATGCCTTAACTCTGGTGCCGGGGCACTTTTGATGGCCGCACATTATGGTGCCATGGCAATCTACATGCTGGGCTATGACTGCGGGTTCGGTGCCAACGGGGAAAAGCATTGGCATGGGGACCACCCGAAGGGTTTGGGCAATGCGGGCAGTATTGCGAAGTGGCCTGGTCAGTTCAGGGTGGCAGAAATCCAACTGCGCTATCCGGGGCGGCAGGTGCTGAACGCGAGCCGCGTGACTAGCCTGGATATGTTTCCGCGCGTCGCGCTTGACACAATCGTAAATAATGATTAGTTTTGGTTCTGCAAACTGTGTAGCTCATCGGGAGAGCAGCCCCTATAGCCATGGCGTGCTCGGGGAAGGTAGTAGGTTCAATTCCTACCCAATTTGCAACCCGTGATGGCCCATGCGGAAACGCTGTAAAGTTTGCCTGGCGGTAGCCTCACTACTCCAAGGCAGGGCGCGATACAGTGAATGGGCAAGCCGAGGTTCGTGGTCGCCTTGAGATGCTGGTAAGCCCCACCAGTGGCGCAAACGGGGTTTGAATTCCATCTGCGTTGCTCCCTTTGCCCGCATATACTCTATGCGGGTTCTTTTTATCCGGGGAATATCATGGCTGACCACTTGTTCACAATCGCGGGAAGGTTCCTGAAACGGTTCGTCGATGTGGGCGATGGTAGCCACGCCGAGCAGGTACTTGCGAAACCGCCCCTCAAGCTGCTTACTGATGGTGATGGGCCGGCAGCGCGCTTACGGGTTGACGTTGGTCAAACCGGTTTCTTTGCCAGGCGCATGTGGTCGCTGAACTATGAGTTCGCATCGGCCAACCCAATCGCAGCTACTCCCCTGGTCTTCCGGTTCACGATACCGGTGAATTTCATCATCCATGCGCATGCCCTTACCGTGGATCAGGGCGGGCTGACTCTGCGCACCTACGCCGCGTCGCAAGGTGTCGCTGGTGGATCGTTCAGCACGCCGCATGCCCTGTCGTCTGAGAACGACATGGGTGAAGCCGCACCCCACGCTTTCCAAGCGTCGATTGTGTCGGGTGGCACGTTCACGCCCAACGGTGGGCAGCTGCCCATAACCCCGCTTCGCGTCAGAACGTCAGGCGCTACTGCACAGGCGTCCAGCGTCGGCGGTGAAGCTGTGGGCGAAAAGGGCCGCGCACCTGGCACATATTATGCGGTATTACAGCGAATGACCGGCGTGTCGGGCGACTGCACGGGCGTCTATACCATCGTTATCGAGGAACGCCCATGATAGTGCGTGGGATGCGGGGCTTGGGCGATAACATCTATCAGCGGGCATTCGTGAAGCAGATGGCTGGGCCGGTTTACCTGGACACCCCATGGCCGCAGCTGTATCAGGACCTGCGGCACGTGAAGTTCATCAGACCTAACACCAACCTGCGCACCCAGCGAAAGAACCTCGGCAGGTTCTCGGCCTGGTCGCTGCCGCCCCACGGCTCGCAGGAACTGCGCATAGCCTACGGATCGGAAGGCATTCTGCGCGGCATGCAGGGCTGCTTCAGGGTTAGACCAGGTGAATTCGATTTGCCGGACTTCGGCCCCGCGCCGTTCCAGCAGCCGTATGTGGTGGTCCGCCCCGTGACCATCCGCAGCGAGTGGATAGCCGAGAGCCGCAACCCGTTGCCCGAGTACGTTGCAGAGGCTGCGCAGCACGCGGCAGACCTTGGATACAGGGTGGTCTCGGTGGCCGACCTTGCTGATGGGCTTGAGTGGGCTGTGGGCCTACCCCCTGCGCATGATCGCTTCCACGCTGGTGAACTGGCTGTCGAGCATTTGCTTGCGCTGATACAGGGAGCGCAAGCAGTTATAGGGGGCATCGGTTGGATTGTTCCCGCTGCGCTCGCGGCAGGCGTTCCAGCATGGATAATCTGCGGCGGTCAGGGCGGCTTCAATTCGCCGGAAAACGTATGCCCACCAGGTACCCGACTGTCGTTCGCGGTACCCGACAACTTTTGCAAATGTAAACTCAAACAACACAACTGCGACAAAAGGATCAGCAACCATGCGAATCTGTTTACCCAATGGGCTGCAAGGCACCTTGCTGTGGTCTGAGGAACGCGGCCAGGGTTTCCACACTGCCCCACCCATCAGCTATGACGGCGGCTATTTCGCCAATTATCAGGCGCTCGACCAGACCCCTATGGGCGCGGCACTGACTCAGGCCCGCATTGACCTGGTGAACCGGTGGTCGCCTGGTGGCGTGGTGGTTGATGTGGGCATCGGTGGTGGCCGTTTCGCGGAAGACTGCAACGCGATGGGCTTCGATGTGTGCCCTGACGCGGTGCGCTGGCTGAAGGACACCGGGCGCTGGTATGACCTCTACGGTTTCAACCAGCGCGCAAAATACCCACCATCCGCCGTCACCTGCTGGGATAGCTTGGAACACATCCCCGACCTGGACGATTTCATGGCTCGGGTGCCGAACTGGCTTTTCGTATCCATGCCGATCTACACTGGACTCCACGGGGTGTTGACCAGCAAGCATTACAAGCCTGGCGAGCATCTACACTACTGGACGTTGGACGGCTTCGTGGCATGGGCAGAGAACCAAGGCTTTGAACTCCACGAAATGAACAAGGTTGAAAGCGAACTTGGGCGTGAGGGCATAATGTCGTTCGCGCTGAAGCGGGTGGGCTGATGAGCTACGTTACCCTCGAACAAGCGAAACGCCAGTTGCTGGTGATTCATGATGCCGACGATGAGCACATCATGATGCTCATTGACGCTGCTGAATCCTACTGTGCGCAGTACATGAACAGGCCGGCGATTACCGATGCGCAGGAATGCCCATGGTACGTCGCCGGGGGTCTGCATCCTGTCGAGTCCTCCGAAGTGGTGCAGACCGTACCGAAGTCCGTGGTACAAGCTGTGCTGCTGGTGTTGACCGACTTTTACGAACGGCGGACCACTGACCCCAGTTCGGGGAACACGACCGCTACAAACCTGCTGGATCAGCAACGGGTGGGTATGGGCGTATGAGCATCTACAGCACGAACCCTGGCAAATACCGCCACCGCGTACTGGTGGAGCGCGCCGTAATCTCGCGGGATGTGGTGGACGGCGGCGTGATAATCAACTGGTTCCCGTTTCGGTCCAACGTTCCCGCCGAGGTGCTGACAGGTCCCGGCAAGGAAAACGTGGCGGCTGATGCACAGCAGGGCGTCGAGGTGGCGCGCATCAATATGCGTTGGTTCCCCGGTCTGCTCAGCAGCATGCGCATTACCTGGGACGGGAAGGTGTACGGCATCACTGCACCACCTGAAACTGACAGCACTGGCCGTCGCGAATGGCGCGTGCAGGTCAGCACGGCGGCGCATGATGGCCGGTGATGTCAAATTCTCGATGCTCGGGGTTGATCCCCTCATCGAGAATTTGAAAAACGTCACGACCGATATGCGGTACCGCACTGGTCGTTCGGCTCTGCGCAAGGCTGCCCAACGTTTGGCCGAGATTGCCAAGCAGAACGCACAGGGGATAGACGATCCCGACACCGGTCGTAGCATCGCGGATAACATCGGCCTGCGTTGGAATGGTCGCCTGTGGAAGAATACCGGCGACCTGGGGTTTCGCGTGGGGGTGATGAAGGGGGCAGTTCTGGCGCAGCGCGGGCAGTCTGTCGATAAGTCGCACGGAGCAAAGACCCCGCACTGGCGCCTGCTGGAGTTCGGCACGAAGGTGTCGCCCGCAAGACCCTTCCTGCGCCCTGCACTGGCAAACCACACGCAGGAAATCACAAACGTATTCGTTGACTTCTATCGGAAGCGACTCGATTCAGCTATCAAAAGGGCCGGTAAATGAACGCGCCAATTTATCCAACCTGCGCAGCCGACACGACCTGCCAGGTGCTGCTGGGCGACGGTGAAGGTAATCTGCGCCTGTGGCCATTCGGGCAAGCGCCAATCGATCCGCCGCCGCAGCTGCCATACGCCACCTATCAGAACGTCGGCGGTACCCCGCAGAACAATGTGAGTGGGCGCCCTGACGCCGACCAGTTCAGTTTGCAAGTGAACGTTTGGGCGGCAACAAGTGCGGAAGTTCGCGCAGTTTCTGAAGCCATTCGCGATGCTATCGAACTCGATAGCCACATAGTGCGCTGGGGAAGTCAAGTACAGGATGCAGAAACTAAAGCATTCGGGTATGATTTCGACGTTGATTGGTTCACTCATCGATAAGGGGTCACACAATGAGTATTTTCGCACAGGGGTCTGAACTGTACTTCATCGACCCCGCTGATAACACGGTCGTCAAAGTGGACTGCCCGACCGGCTTTAACCCAGGCGGTGCGCCAGCCGATCCGGTGGAAGACACCTGCCTGGACTCTACCACGCGCACCTACAAGCGGGGCCTGCGCACCCCTGGGCAGGCGGCTGTCAGCCTAAACGCTGACCCGAAATACGCCAGCCACGGGCGCCTCTACGAACTGTCGCTGGACGACAGCCAGGATATCGAAGATATCAAATTCGCCATCGGCTGGTCGGACGGGAAGGGCATCGTGCCAACCGTTGACAGTGATGGCGATTTCGTTCTGCCGACCACCCGCACCTGGTACGTGTTCGGTGGCTACGTGGCCGACTTCCCGTTCGACTTCCAGACCAACACCCTGGTTACCAGCGCTGTGAGCATCCAGCGTAGCGGCCCCGGTGCCTGGATTCGCAAAGTGAGTGCGTCCTAATGGAACTGACCCTTGACAGCCTGAAGTCGGCAAAGGCGTTCAGTTCCAAGCCGGTGCGCAAAACCATCGAATGGAATGGGCACACGTTCGATACCTACGTGCGTCCCATTTCGTTCCAGACCGCGATGGGCGATATTTCCTCGGCGTCGGAAGGTGGGGCGCATATCCTGGCCTGTCGCATCGCAAGCAGTCTGTGCGATGCTGACGGTAAGGCAATTATGACGCCATGGGATGTTACAGGGGAAGTAGTGTACAGCACTCCGCAAAAGCCTGGTGATAAGCCCGAGGTTATTGCCGGAAACCCGGAAGCTGGACCAATGGACGGTGAACTGGTCAAGAAACTGCTCATCGCCATCAATGAAGTGCAAAACGCGGGAAAGATCAAGAGCTAGCGGCAATAGATGAGCTATGGTGCGAGCTTGTCATGAATGGCATTGGCGGTCGCACCATAGCAGAGGCTCAGGCGAATATGTCGTACCCTGAGTTCATCGTCTGGTGCAAGTTCCGGCGCAAACGGGGCAGCCTGCATTTAGGCATGCGCACGGAAGAATCGATAGCTCGGTTTACCGCCCTTTACGCCAACAGCAAAACCCGAGAGGGTGCACAGCGGCTGCATGCTGAGGACTTCGCGCCACACATGGACCCGCGAATTATCACCCTTGAGGAAGCCATGGGGACCTGGGACTAATGAGCGCAAACCTCGGTACACTTACCCTCGACCTCATCGCCAAGATCAGCGGCTTCGTTGGACCGCTCGAAAAGGCGACCACGGCAACGAAGAAACAAACCGCCGATATGCGCAAGGCCTTCGACGACTGGGCGAAGGGCGTGGGCGCATCGATTGGCGTGGCTATCGCTGGGATTCCGACACTCACGGCGGCATTGGTCACACACACGGCCATGGCGGCGAAGGAAATCCAGAACCTTGCTAACCTGACCGGGTTGAGTACCACCGAGTTCCAGCGCTATGCCGCAGCCGCCGCAACGGTAGGTATCGAGCAAGATAAGCTATCCGACATTTTCAAGGACACCAACGATAAGGTTGGCGACTTCCTTGCGACCGGTGGCGGTGAGCTTCAAAACTTTTTCGAACAGATCGCACCTAAGGTTGGGGTCACCGCTGAGCAGTTCCGCAAGCTGAACAGCGCCGACGCCTTGCAACTGTACGTCAGCAGCTTGCAAAAGGCGAACGTCTCGCAAGCGCAGATGACTTTCTACATGGAAGCCATCGCGGATGAAGCGACCGCACTTGTTCCGCTGCTGGCAGACGGTGGCAGAAAGTTCAAGGAACTGGGCGACGAAGCCCAAGCCAC